ACTATCTTTATCTAAACCTAAATTTTCATTTAATTTATCATAAATGAAAAATAAAGTTTTAGTTTCTTCAGAATTCAAAACTAAATCTTTGAATTGTTTCATGTCTTTAGTTAAATTCTCACTAACAAATGAGTTAACTAATTTTTTTTCTATTGCTGTTTTATAAAGTCCAAATTTCATAACTATAAATATTATTACTTTAGTAATCTTTCTAAAGTGTCATTTATTTCTTTCATAGAATCTTTGTTTTTTTCAAAGTCCACAAACTCATCGTCCTCTCTGAGAACTTTTTCAAGAATTAAATCTTTATTCTTAGGATTTAAATTTTCAGGTACCGTTGGGGGAGCTTCTCCTCCAGGTGGGGGTGGTGGAGGGGTTTCTCCTCCAATTGGACCACCTCCTCCTAAATCTGAAGGTGTACCACCCTCAGACGGTGCAGATGGAGCCCCGCCAGGTTCACCTTCTTTTTTACCGTATAGTTTATCTATATTATCAAATAAACCTGTTTTAACTATGACTTCAGCAGTTTTCTTAAGCTCCTCACCAACTGCTTTTTCAATACGTTGTTGTTGAATATCGAGTTTAATTTCTTCATCAGAAAATCCAAGGATATGTTTTTTAGCCCAAGACTGTGATACCGCAGCAATTCCTGAACCAGGGTCTGCAACCATATCTTTGTAAAGAAGTATTTTTTCTTTCCAAATGTCCACCATTAACAAGTCGGCTTGTTTAGATGGGTTTGTTAATGATAATCTAAAATTAGATAATTCATCTTCAAATCCTAACATAAACAAGTGAATAATACCAATTTTGTTAAGTTCTTGCAACATACTCTTTTGAATTCTGTTGATTGTTCTTGCAAAACGAATATCTTGTAACGCTAAGTTTTTACCATCACCAACAACTTCCTCAAATCCTAAGAAAGCTTTAGGTACACGTAACGCAGTTAATAATTTCTTTTGGATATACTCAATGTCCGCAATTTCAGATAAGTTTTGAGCTCCAGGTAGTGTTTCAATTGGAGACGCTTGTGCAGGGTCACGTACAGGAATAAAATAATCTTGGTCAACCGCCATTTGATTAAATCTCATATCAACGTTACCTGTTTTAGAATCAACTACTTGGTCTCTTTTAAACTTATTTGCGACTCTTTGGATATATGGTTCAACGTCCTTATCATCCATGTTTCCAACAAATACTTTAAACACACGTCTTTCAGGGGCTCTTGAAGTTCTATAGATTAACATAGCATCTTCAGATAATAACAATTGTTTCCATATACGACGAGCCTTTTCCAACATAGACGTACCATAAGGTAATCTTCTGTCATCACCCAATAATCTAAAGTGAGCAATTTCCCAAGTATTAAATTCCATGTCTTTGTGTTTCCATGTGAATTTTAAATGTTTTTTAGTTGGGTCCTCGTCAATTGACTTACCTTTAGCCATCATACCTCTTTCTAATCTTTCGATTTCGATGATTGGTAATTGCATACAACCAATTACACCTTTTTCAGGGTCTAATTTGATATATACAAAGTTATCACCATACTTACATGTGTTTCTTGTCCACATTGGTAAGTTTGTATTGATGTCTAAAATATTATTAAATAAATCGGCCAATATTGATTTTATTCTATTTGATTCAGAATAAATTTGTAACATAAAACCATCCTCATTTACAGTTGTTGACTCCTCAGCGTAGATATCTAACGCTGCCGATATTTCAGGAGTAAATTCCATAGACTCATAATCATAAAAAGCCGATAATCTTGTTGGCTCATAATATGTTGCTTGAGTATATAAATTATTTTCAATTTTAGTCCATTGATTCGAAAGATAAAAAGTTTGTTGAGCTTGTAACAACTCTTTTTCATACTCTCTTTTTGAAGTTGTTTTTAGAAGTTCTTTTTTGTCAAATTTTAAACTAGGATAATCTTGATTCAATAAAGAATTTGGACCAAACGCCTGTGTCAATCTTTGCCAAACTGTAAAATTTTTTTCTGCCATACTTAAATATAAATACTTTCAAATTAAATTAAAGATTAAGGGGTAATTGTAACTGTAACTCCTTTACCATTTAAACTCGTAACCGCTGCGTCAGAAGCTGAAGTTCTGGTACCTTTTAGGTTTATACTACTACCTCCAGCACACGCAGGATTTGTTCCCCAAGTAATTCCACCTCCAAACGAATCGATATCTATCAATAAATTATTTACAATTGTGCTTGATAACCCTCCATTTCTATTAATTGTAAAGGTTTTAAGGTTAACAGAACCCCATGGATAGGTACTTGGGGTATATGAAATACTTGAAGATGTACCACTATCGTTTTGTATAGTTATTGAACAAAATGGGAAACTTAAACCTGAATCAAATAAATTTGATATGTCTCCAGTTAAGTCTCCATTAACTCTCGCATAAAATGATGTTCCTGAAACAACAGGCATCGTGTCAATATCAAGACCAAATGTATGATTAGGTGCTGACAAAGTTATAAGATAAAACCCAGTTCGTTGTAAATCAGATAAATTACCTGTTAAATTTCCACCAGTGGAAGAATCTATAGTCAAATTGTTAATTAATATCGGGATATCGGATATATTTCCAAATAATGTATTACTACCTGTAATATAAAGATTGGTTAATGATGAAGGTAGGTTAACAACATCCCCACCAATTGTATTATTTCCACGTATATTTATATTATCTAAAGATGGGAAATTAAATGAAGATGTATTTCCTGATACTGTATTAGAACCCCAAATAGCAATAGTACTTAGTGTTGATTGTAAAGTTGATATGTTACCACTTACGGTATTTGTACCATAGATTCCAAGGAATGTTAAATTATTACCTGACAAAGCACTTATGTTACCACTAATTGTGGTATACCCTTGAGCCCCTAAAATCAACTGTGTAATATTTTGCGGTATATCTGAAATTACACTTGCAGTATAATCATTTTTAATATTTAAATTAGTCAATAATGTTAATGGTGTAAAATCACTAAATTGTCCCGTTAATCTTCCACTAGATAATATTAACTGTGTAATATTTGTAAGATTAACAATTTCAGATGTACTAACATTTATCACTGTACTATTATCAGGTACACAATTATTAATATTTAATGAAGTGATATTACCAAAATAGTTTATAGTTATTACTCCTGTATATGGTGACGAATATGTATGATTAATTACATTTGTACCTAATGTTAATGAAGTTGTCGCCCCATCACCATAATCAATATACCCACCACTTGAGGATACTGAAAATGTCCCAGCAACAGTAGTTGTTGAATTACCACTTAAAACAAATGTTTGTGGAGGGAGTGGGGGAGTACTTGAAGGTGTTGGCGTTAGAGTTGGAGTAACAGATGGGGTCATTGTGTTTGTTGGAGTAATAGTTGGTGTAGGAGTGTTTGTTGGGGTAAACGAAGGAGTTGGTGTTGGGGATGCGTTTATTGAATTCGCATATTGGTTTCTTTTGACTGCAAATTTATCGTTTTTTTGAACTTTATAAATATTTAAACCAACACCAGGTACAATCATTCTTGAACCTGTAAATTTATTTCCGTTATTTGGTAATTCTTCTACTCCCATATTGAATAATTATCTCATACCCCCAAATAACCATCCATAATTCTGATAATCACTTTTACTTGGTTGATTATTTGTTTGTTTTTTGTTTGAATCTGTCATTGGGTCAAAAAATTGTGACCTATAAGTTGGTTCATTATTATTAACTTGCCAAGCTTCAATCATGACTTTTGCCTGCTCACTAACTTTTGTTATTGAAGCAAATGAAGATTCTCCAATGTACACCGCCATTGCAATTGACATAATTAAATCATCATGTTGTCCTTTTTGGTGGTCAGGTCTACCATTAATATAAATGAACGTATTCATTTCATTAAGTAATCTATTAGACCTTATAATTAATCCATGTCTCAAATATTCTTCAAACATGGCAATAATTTGTACTCTTTTATTGTTAAAGTTTAGACCTGGTATTTTATCTTGAGATTTTGGGTCCCATTTCCATCTATTTGTTGAGTCTAATCCATCAATATATAAATCTTTGTACCCTAACTCTTGTAATTTACGAGATGTTGTAACACCCATACCCCCAGTTATATCCACAACAATAAATGCCGAATACATCATCGCCCATTTATAACAGATTTCCGCAAGAATATCAGGTGGTATTTTACCAACATATTCCGCAACTTGTTCACGTGTTGTAAAATCCAAAATTTGAAATGTCGAATAATCCTCACTATCTCCCCTTGAAACGTCAACACCCATAATGTATTTATGTCCAATTTCAGGTTCTTTCCATATCCATAAAGAACCACCAATCATCTTATTGACAGGGTCTTTAATCATTGTTGATTTAATATTTTCAATAATGTTTGAATCAATTACGTTATCACCCGAACCTAAAAACGCACACTCTAATTCTTGGTTAACTTTTCTTTTATCGTACTTCAATTTTTTAACCATTGATTCGTACCAAGAAGAACTAGGTCGATATCCGTCATTAACTAATCTACGTATTTCATCGAAGTCTTTTTCTTTATTAGAGTAATCAATTATTTCAACATCTTGATATTCATTACGATTCAAATAGTAATGTATTATGTCTTTAACATTTAATAATTGTAAATCTTTAGCGTACCTTGGGTCTTTCCACCAAACCATTTCTGAAATTTTAAACTCATTCATACCTTTTAACGCTTGGTCATAAATTTCATAATAAATTGGGTCAAATCCATTAGGAGTAGAAACCACAATAACTTTACCCCCCGTAGATAACGACGCCATACAAGCCGCCCAAAAATCCCCGTCAGCCTCAATATACGCCGCCTCATCAAATATTAAAATAGTCGGAGTATATCCACGTAGGGCATCCTTAGATGTCGCAACCGCCTTAACCTCACAACCATTAGTTAATTTAAAGTGTCTTTGTGAATTTTTTTCAGAGGAAAAGGTAACACCAACCCAAGAAGGCCATTGTTCGGTAAATCCTCTAATTTTATTTGCCACTTCAACGGCAGTATCTAATTTATTGGCAATAATTAATATTTTCTCAGGTTTGTTTTTAGAAGCAAATATTAATTTTTTTGAAGACCATGCCGCGGTTACAGTGGATACCCCAGCCTGTCTATATTTTAAAGCAATGTTTTCATTATACGTCTCATAATCATTTACTAAACCTATTTGGTCAGGAAATAATTCTAATGGTACATATTTTTGAACAGTATTGTCGTAAGTTTGTAAATATGTTTTTAAAGCGTATGGAGTTGATTTCATACACTTGGTATATTCCAAAATAACTTGTTCTTTAGTTAAATTCATAATAATAAATATCTGAAATGATATTAAATAAGAAACCCCTCAATGAGGGGTTTTTAAATATTTTTTTAGAATCCTAATCCTGATAGAAAATCTTCATCGTCAAACTGTTCTTCACCGTATTTTTTCTTTTCAACATACGATGGGTTTTGTTGCATTTTATTTACTAATTTTTTAGATTTTTCAACTAACTGTGTTATAAAATTTTCAGCGAAATTTTGGTCAGTTAATCCTAAAGTGAATAATGATTTAGCTAATTCAACCAAAACTTCATATTTTTCTTCAGATAAAAATTTAAGTACAAATGGTGTTAAATCTCTTTGTTCTTGTTTATCGGGTACTAATTTATTAAAAACTTTGTAAAATTCCATAAAGAATTTTTCACCATAAACTAAATCGTATGCTTCAATTTCTAATGAACTTGCTTGTTGTTTTGCCAATCTACCTTGTTCAGTTTTTTCACCACCTGCTGACGTGAAGAACATTGCAACACCTTTTACTAATTCATGAACTAATAATGGTAAAGTCATTGCCCTTGCTCTAATAATAAATGGTCCTGTCGGTTGTTGTGATGATGATTGTTGCTGTGTTGGTTTTGGTGTTTCATCCTCTTCTTCATCCTCTTCTTCATCGTCATTTTGACCTTGGTTTCCGCTCTTAGGTGGTACAACCTCAATCTGACCGATTTGTCCTCCTCCTGTCGTTCCCATAGAACCAATATCAGGGAATAACCAATACATATGTAACATTATCGGTTGTAACACGTTAGATAATTCGATAATTCTATCACCACCAGGTAAACTCTCTATCTTATCTTTACATATTTCATAAGCGTTTACATAATAAAGTGACATACCACGTCTGAATAAGTTAATAATCATTCTTCTAGAAACTTCATCTGAGAATGATTTTTTAGCCGCCTGAATCGCTTCAGGGGACATTTTAAAAGTAGAATCTATCGCCTTTTTAGCTTGCTCCTCATCAAACTCGACACCCATACTTTCAAACTCCTGTCTCATTTGTTCAAGTTTTTCTTTTTTCTCTTCATCAACACTTGCAAATTTTTTCATAATTTCTTCATCAGAAATTTTTTGAACTTTTGCTTTCATTCCTTGTAGTTGACGTAATGCTCCCTGAGTAAACTTACCATCTAGTGTTAACTTATTGTCAAAAAACTTTCTGTCAATACCCATCGCCTTTTCAACTGACTCATTGGCGATTTGTTCTAATTCTTCTTGATTTCTTCCTTGTAGTTGGATTAACTCACCTAATAGGTCACTGACTAAAGAGTATAATTCTCTAAAGGCGGTTTGAGCGTCCTTCTTTAAATTTTGATTACCTCTTGTTAGTCGAGGAATAACTCCTGAACTTCTGTCCATTAATCTTTCTAAATTCAAAACAGATTCTTTAAATGCTTGTGATGTAAAAAAATCTACTTGAGCTTGAGTTAATCCAAATTGACTTAATGGTAATTTACCACCTTCAATCTTTGATTGTAAATCTTTACTTGGTCTAGCCCCTCCTAATTCAGGACCAAAACTCATAGGTGGTGCCTCATTGAGTAGTTTTTTAACTCGTTCTATTAAAATTTTTTTGTTGTTCATCTCTTACCTTTTTTTAACATTCCCATTTTTTTAACTGCCGACATAAAACTCTCTAAACCTCTAGCACCTGCCTCAGGTTGGTCATCTGGGTCGGGTGAAATAAATGGGTCATAATCAACATCAGGTTTTACACCAGGTTTTGGTTTTGTTTTTGGTTCAGGTGTATTAGCCTCAGGTTGGTCATCGGGGTCAGGTGATATAAATGGGTCATAATCTGTATCGGGTTTAACTCCAGGTTTTGTTTTTGGTTTAACCGCAGGGTCGGCCATTTCTACGTTTTCAAAAATCATTTTCATTATATCAGATTTTGTTATTTTTGGTCTTAAATTTTCTACAATAATACCTCTAAATTTATCTTCTAACAAAACTTCTATAGGATTTTTTCCTTCTTTAATTGATTTTTTTACACCAACCACACATTTTTCATATTTATCCATTTGTTTTTTTGTCCAGTCACTTCTTTCTTTCGTACCGAATTCAGCACCCATTACAGAAGTACAAATAGCCCATGGATTTTTTTTCTTTGTTTTTTTACCCTCTTTCATCTCAACATTTTTACATTTTGAGTCTGAAGGATTTTGTAAACAAAAATTCGCAGTTTTAACGTCCGTAGGATTATTTTTATCCAACACAATTTTAGTTACCTGAACTGCTTCTTTATTTTCTTTTTTTGTTTCAATTAAAAAAGTCTTGAATAATTTTGATATTTCAGACTCAGTCATAAGAGACAATGTTTTTGGACTGAATCCCATTTTTGTTAATACTTGTTTTTTGTTGACTAAGCTCATTTTACAATACTTTTTCAAAACCCAAAATTATGTCTTGGGAGTATAATTTATTTTTTGTTTCCTCTTCTTTCTCACCAAATCTAAACACCAATCTTTCGTCCTTTTCTTTATCACTTTCCCAACCTAAACAAACAACCCCATCTACCGCATCTTTCATTGAGAAATAATCTGAATTTTGTATCAATTCTAATTCTATTCCCCCTTCAGATAATACCCCAACACTTTCTATATCTTCAAGTTCAGGTGGTTTTGGATATGAGTTTGCCGGCTCGTGTTCCCAATCCTCTCCCCACACTTCTAAATTTTTTGAGAAAATGAATTCATATCTCATTTCCCCTTTATAATTTGGTCCAAGACCATTTATAAAAACTAAATAACTCATAAAATATTACCGTTAGGAGTAACTTTTACTTGTTGTCCGTTATTTTCAAATATTAAATTTTTCTTTGTTGTTCTACCAACAAAATGTAAACTTGGTGCTGCCTCCATTAAATTTTTAGCAACATTAGCTTGTTTTTTTGTCACAGCAAAATCTGTAACATATGAAAATCTATTTTTTTTGTATTGTTTTTCATCTTTAGACTCAAAGAAATAACCTTTAAGAATGTTTTCAATTTTAGATTCATTCATATTGTACATTTCAAAATTGTCCGATGCTATTGACGATTTGTGAGCCGGAGCCGATTCACCCATTTCAGGTTGAGTCTGTTCTTCCTCATCCTCAGACCCCATTTCAGGTCCCATATCTTCCTCACTTGATGAAAAATCCATATCATCTGATGTCATATTATCCTCATCTTCTTCTTCAAATCTAGATACGATTTCTTCTTTATCATCACTCGATAACTCATCTAAATTTAAAGCCGACAAAATTGAATTAATTACGTACTTAACATCTTTACCTGTTAAAGGTTGTTCGTCTTCAATTTCTCTAATTTTTTGAGATAGTTTTCCTGTCAATTTTTGAATATCCTTAAAAGAAGTTTCTTCTTCCCCTTCGTTACCCATTTCAGGCCCCATATCTTCCCCTTCTTCTCCTCCCATTTCAGGTCCCATATCTTCTCCTCCCATTTCAGGTCCCATGTCTTCTCCACCCATATCTTCTCCACCCATTTCAGGTTCAGGTGACGGTGCAGGTGATGGTTCAGCCGCGGCTGATGGTGGACCCATAGGTGCTGGACCTTGAGGTTCATCCTCCATTTTTGGTTTTGGTGTTTTTAGCAAATATTTTTTGTCTTCATTAAATAAAGAAATATTTTCTTCAGTCTCAGTTAATCTGTTAACTTCCTGAGCTATCAGATTAAGTTTTTTAAAGGCCTGAGAATAAGACCTATAATGAGACCTATTTTTCATAGGTTCAACATAATCAAAATCCTCATTAACTTTTTTCTTAATTACGTATCCCAATTTTTCTTTGTCGATTGAATACGTTTGACCATCTGCCAATACTATTTGGTATTCACGAGATGATACTTCATTTATTGATTGTGGGATAACCTCTTTATATCTAGCGATTTCCATAATACGTTGAATTTTATCCAACCCTTGTAATTTTTCGCTACCAACCGGTTTTAACTTACTCATATTTTTTTACTTTTTAATAAGGCAGTAAAATGCTGTTTTATTTAGTGTTTTATAAATAAATACTTTGAATTATGTAAATTGATTAAAATTTTAAATTTTCTTTTAAAGACAGAGATTCGTCTTCAATTTTTGTTTGTAAATTGTGTAATTTACCGATTTGTCCAGAACGTCTTAAATATTTAAATACTATATTTTCATATGAATACTCTCCACCCTTTTCTAAACCACAAGTTCTAAATTTTTTTAATTTTTTCTTGTAACTTTTAACTAGTTCAATTGCCTCTTCATCGTCTAAATCTTTTACAATATCTTCAACACCATCAATAATGTTAACCCACTGTGATATTTTTTGTTTTAATAATTTCTTATCAAGTTTGAATCCTTCTTTTTCGGGAAAAGATAACCATTCATCATTTAATACTGAGTAAACTCCTGAACTCACAGCTTCAGTAGATTTATCCTGAATATATAATTCAACATCGTAACCGTAAATTTTTATATTATGAATTTGTGCGAATATTTTTTTCTTAACCTCAAATAATTCTTGATAAACATCTAATTTATCTTGGTCAAACTCACTAAAGTCGACGATTATATGTAAATCAGCATCTGAAAATTTAGACCAATTATAATTAACCAATGAACCCATTAGAACAATGTCGTCAACAAAAAAATTGACTCCAACAAATTCTCTAAATAATTCAGCAATTTGAAGTAGTTTTTTTCTTACGTTAGGTTTTAATTTTGTAGATTCACCTTGTCCCTCCCAAATGTCAGGACATAATTCATCTTTCACATTAAAACTTTGAAGTATTTCTTTATCTAATTTCACAAATAATAAATACTTAAAATTTTACAATTTTTTATACTTAAATTTTTTTGAAATACTTTTACTAAAAAAACTACCTTGAGATTCTGACATTCTGAACTGTGTATATAATTCATGGGGAACATTTTCGTATTCGTATGACGACCCATTTTTAAATTCCACAATTAATTTTTTACTTATTGTATCATAATCTGTCTTAGAAAGATTAGATGATTCTATCTCACAAATTATTTTAGTACCCTCAATTTTTTCACTTTTAATTGCCATAATATTGTTTTTTTTAAATCATAACATCAAATTATTGAATTTTAAATAAAATAGACTTAATCTTATAAAAAAACTTATGACAGACTCAGTTGAAGACGGAATGAAAAATCCGAAAAAAGTGGAGACTAATAGCAATACTCCTGTTTTAGATAATTTTAGTAGAGACTTAATTAAATTAGCGGAGGAAGGTAAATTAGACCCCGTTGTTGGTAGAGAAAACGAAATTATTAGAATTGCCCAAATATTATCTCGAAGAAAAAAAAATAACCCAATAATCATAGGTGAACCTGGATGTGGTAAGACCGCAATAGTTGAGGGTTTAGCTATGAAAATATTTGAGGGTGACTGCCCAAGAAATCTTTTAGATAAACGAATTTTATCTTTAGAAATTAATTCAATTGTTGCGGGTACCAAGTATCGTGGTCAATTTGAAGAGAGGTTAAAAGTTATTTTAGAAGAAATTCAAGCGAATCCAAATGTCATACTATTCATTGACGAAATCCACACAATTGTCGGGGCAGGTAACGCTTCTGGTTCCCTTGACGCATCTAACATATTAAAACCTGCGTTATCTCGTGGTGAAATACAATGTATTGGTGCTACAACTTTGGATGAATACAAAAAACAAATTGAGAAGGATGGGGCGTTAGATAGAAGATTTCAAAAAGTAATAGTTAGTCCATCAACTAAAGAGGAGACTTTTCAAATTCTTAAAAACGTTAAAGACAAATATGAAAACTACCACAAAGTAATATTTTCAGATAATATATTACAAATATGTGTTGATTTGGCGGAGAGATATATTACGGATAGAGAATTTCCAGATAAAGCTTTTGACATTTTAGACGAGGTCGGAGCAAGAGCTCAAGTTGATATTAAAAACCCTGAGATTATTGAGGAATTAAAAAAAGAGGCGATGGAAATTAAACAACAAAAATTATTAGTTGTTAAAAAACAAAATTATGAAGAAGCGGCTAGTTTAAGGGACAAAGAAAAAAAAGTTTTAAATCTTTTAGACATTGAAAAGAAGTTATTTGAGGAGGATTTGTTACATAATAGAAAAGACGTACCTGAGGAATTAGTTTATGATGTGGTTTCAACCATGACAAAAATCCCATTAAATAAATTAAGTTTAGACGATAAAAATGTTTTAATTAATTTAGAAGAAGAACTTAACAAGTCTGTAATAGGTCAAAAAGAAGCGGTTATCAAAATTGCAAAGTCTATTCGTAGAAATCGATTAGGTATTAAAGACCCAAACAAACCAATTGGTTCATTTATATTTTTAGGGTCAACAGGTGTAGGTAAAACTTTATTGGCCAAAGAATTGGCAAAACAAATATTTGGAAGTGAAGATAGTCTGATAAGGGTAGATATGAGTGAATTCCAAGAAAAACACTCAGTATCTCGATTGATTGGTTCACCTCCTGGATATGTGGGTTATGACGAGGGAGGACAATTAACTGAACAAGTAAAAACTAAACCATATTCAGTAGTGTTGTTTGATGAAGTTGAGAAAGCACATAAAGATATTTTTTCAGCGTTACTTCAACTTTTAGACGAAGGATATATGACTGATAGTTTTGGTCGTAAGATTAATTTTAAGAATTGTTTAATAATTATGACTTCAAATATTGGAGTTAAAAAACTACAAGACTTTGGTGCTGGAATTGGTTTTGATTCATCAAAAAATGTCTATAAAAATGAAGAAGCCAAAAAAGGAATTCTTACTAAAGAGTTAAAGAACTATTTTGCCCCTGAGTTTATTAATAGGTTAGATGAAATTATAATATTCAACACATTACAAGACGAAGACATTCAAAAAATTGTTTTAGTTGAGGTATCAAAATTAACAAATAGGTTAGTTAAACTTGGTTACGATATTACATTTGATAATTCAGTTATTGAATATATTTCTAAAGTTGGATTTGA